CTCAGAATGGTGCCAATCCTATTATGGCTAGGATCAAACCTGTACTTGAGTCTAACATACAAGAACACTCTGTACTGAAGTATCAAGAACAAATGAATGGTGTTACATCACAGATGCTACAACAAGTACCGCCAGAACAGCAGGGACAGTCTACTGTTGTTGAGATGGCTATGGCACAGGCTGCACAACAAGTTATGCAAGCCAATCAACAACCACCTGTTCCAACACCAGAACAACAGCTTGTTGCTCTTGAACAGGAGAAGGTTAAACTACAGCAACAGAAGCTTCAAGCTGATACAACAATCAATGCCGCTGAACTTGAACTTAAAACAAAAGAGCTTGATCTTAAAGAGAATGAACAGATACTTGATATGCTTGAGTCTGGTGCTACTGATAACTTTAAACGTGAGAAAGCTGAAGCAGACAGAGAAGCCAAGAAAGAACTGACAGCAATGAATAATCTTACTAAAATTCAAGTTGAACAGTTAAAGGATAATAAAGATTTAGAGAATACTAAACTTAATACACTGTCTCGTGTAGCGTCAGAAGAATTAAAAGATAAAAAAGATTTAGAGAATACTAAAATTAATACACTATCTCGTGTAGCAATAGAAGAAATGAAAAAGGGAGACAGATAATGATGACTAAAGGTAAAGGGTATTCTGAGCATGTAAAGAATACTGCAAAAGGTTTTGGCGATGCACCCAAGGCTGAAGTATGGGGTGGCCGTGGTTCACGAAGTGTTCTCAATGAATGGGATAAATCTTCTTATGAATTCCCAGCCCCAAAGAAAAGTACTAAAAAGGCTTCACTGTAGACCCAATGGAAATTTGGGATGAAGTTGTTCAAGAGTTTAATGAAGAAATTGAGAGATTAAAGGTATCACTGGGTGACGGTGTTGCTGAAGACTTTCCTCACTACAGACAACTTGTAGGTGCAGTACAAGGTCTGGAGTGGGCAAAGGCTAACTTATCAGACATTATTAAAAAAAGGATGTATAAAGAGGATTAAATGAGACAGGTACAAATGGGTAATGCAATGAAGAATGACGAATGGATTGATATTGAAGATGAAGTAAGTGACCCAGCTGATCTTCCAGAACTACCGGGCTTTCATGTTTTAGTAAGGCCCTTGACAGTAAAGAATAAAACAAAGGGTGGTATCTTTATTCCTGATTCCACTAAGGATGATATGAGTTATCTTACAACTGTAGGTAAGGTAATCGCATTAGGAGACTTGGCTTACAAAGATGTAGATAAGTTTCCCAATGGAGACTGGTGTAAGGTAGGAGACTACGTATGCTACGGTAAACATGCAGGAACAAAGCTATATTATCAGAATGTTAAACTACTTCTTTTGTTTGATGATCAGGTAATTATGCGGGTAAGTGATCCAAAAAATCTTGATCCTACATTTAATTTAGGAAAAACTTGAGGTCAACTTGTATTAAAGATAAAAGTATGGTATAATAGTATAAGATTTAATTACTACGTAAGACGTTTGTCTCGTAAACAACGGAGAGTACAATGGCAGAAAATGATGATTGGGGTTCTGTAGAAGTTCCTGAGAATGAAGAAAATAAAGTAGAGTATGAAATTGAAGAAGCAGTTGAGCAAGTAGCTAAAGAAGAAGAAGAAGCACCTAGAGTTAAAGAAGATGAATTTCAAGATGAAGAGCCTAAAGAGCTTGAAGGAATTGAAACAGCTGGTGCTGAAAAAAGAATTAGGCAACTTGTTAGGCAGAGGAAAGAACGTGAAGAGCAAGTAGAAGGTTTACTAAGACAGAATGAAGAATTAAGTAATAGGCTGAATAGTAAAACTAACGAAGTTCAAACAATGGGGCGACGTACCCTTGATCTTTCAGAGAAACAGTTAACAGACAAAATTAAATTAGCACGAGAAGTTTACCTAGAAGCATTTGATGAAGGAGAAAAAGAAAAACTCCTTAATGCTCAAGAAATGTTAAACGAAGCACAAGGTGATTTAAGAGCAGTCAATAGTGCTAAAGCACGTTATGCACAACAAGCACAACAAGCTGTGGAACAACCAGTGGCACAACAGCAGCAGGTTCCACAGGCAGTGTCTGATCCTAAAGCGGAACAGTGGGCATCAGATAATAATTGGTTTGGTAAAGATAATGTGATGACTGCGGCTGCACTTGCTATTGATGCGGAGCTAAAGAGTGAAGGATATGATCCAAGTGATAATGATTTTTATCAAGAAATTGATAACCGAATTAAAACGTCTTTTCCACATAAGTTTGAAGAAGACAAAGAACGTGTTCAGGAAACTACGTCAAGTCCTGCTCAAGTGGTGTCGGGGAGTTCTCGCTCTTCTCCGAGTTCTAGGAAAAAGGTTAAGCTTTCGCAAGAAGATTTAAGGCTTGCCCAAAAATGGAATATACCTCTTGAAACGTATGCCGCCCAAAAGCTTAAAGTACATCAAGCTGATGGCGACTATACAGATATAAAATAGTAGCGTGGAGAATAAAATGGATACAACACGAAATGAAACACGTAGTGACAATCTACGAGAACAGAATCTACGAGAAGATCAATGGACCTATGAGGAACCCGATGCCCTCACTATCCCAGAGGTAGTAAAAGCACGTTATGACAGTGAAGGTATGGCCCTTCGTTGGCTGCGTATATCGTTAAAAGGTCAAGACGACATCACTAATGTTGGTAAGAAACAACAGGCAGGGTGGGTCTTCGTAACTCCTGATGAAGTTCCCGAAATGGCTGTTACATCCTTCGTGAGGGATGAAGGCCGTTACCTTGGTACAGTCTGTCGTGGAGACTTAGCATTGGCTAAAATGCCAGCTGGCAAGGTAAATGCCCGGAGAAAGCATTATGAAAACAAAGCAAATGATATGATGGATGCAGTAAATGCCCAGCTTATGAAAAACTCTGATTCTCGTATGCCTATCTCTAACACAAGTAAATCGGTAACAACACGAGGAAGGCGACCTTCTTTTCAGAACTAGCTTTCTTCATAACAAGGAGATGAAACAATGTCTACTACTAAAGCATTTCGTGGTTTCATTCCTGCTCGTAAAAAGAGTGGTGGCTACAATAACGAAGCCGTGACTGACATGATTACGTTGACCTCAACGGGTCAGGCTCAGTCGCCCTCTAATAACATTTTCACAGGCGATCCGGTAGTTCTTCCGGGTGCAAACTTTGCAACGATTTCGCCTTTCATTGCGGCAACTCTGAAACCTTCAGGGGTTTTCATGGGCTGTCAATATGTAGAAAATGGAGAGCAGAAGTTTTCCCGCTATTGGAACGGGGGCTTGAGTGCCACGGATATTAAATTCTTTGTAATCACTGATCCAGATCAGACGTATTACATCCAAGCATCTTTGTCGCTTTCAGCGGCTGAGTTGGCAATTGTTCGCAACTACAATGTAACAGTAAGTTCTACTGCTGCTTCGGGAAGTACAGTGACTGGTCAGTCCAGTTACTATCTTGACGGAGCTTCAGGCGTAGAATCTTCTGCTGCGGTTCGTGTAATTGGTCGTGCTAAATACCCAGACGAGAAAGATTCGGATGCGTATCCAATCGTTGAAGTATGGCTCAACCATCACCGTGATCGCTTTGTAGGCGCTACGGCATCAACAGCTTAATAGGAAGGAATTATTATGGCTATTAATAGAGCTAGTATTAGCAAAGAACTCCTTCCCGGTCTAAACGCTGTTTTTGGAATGGAGTATGGAGAGGTAAATAATGAACATGAACCTCTTTTCGAAGTAGAAAACTCAGATCGTGCCTTTGAAGAAGAAGTACTCTTCACTGGTTTCGGTACTGCACCCACTAAGGGTGAAGGAGCTTCTGTTTCTTATGATGACGCACAGGAAAGCTATTCAGCCCGTTATACGGCTGAGACGATAGCTCTTGCCTTTGCTGTCACCGAAGAAGCAATGGAAGATAACCTGTATGATACGTTTGCCAAACTTCGTGCGAAAGGTCTTGCACGGGCGATGGCTAACACCAAGCAGGTTAAAGCTGCAAACATCTACAACAATGGTTTCTCTGATACCATTGGTGACGGTGCTGCATTCTTCTCTGCTTCTCATCCAACCATTTCTGATGGTCTCCAGTCAAACCTTCTTGGTGCGGCTGATCTGTCAGAAGCAACCCTTGAGACTGCACTAACTACTGCTCAGAAAACCAAAGATGATCGTGGTATTCTGATTGGTGCTTCTGTAGTTTCTTTGCATATCCCCGTTGATTACTGGGCCGTTGCTGATAAGATTCTCAGCAGCCCCGGCAACACCGGAACGAGTGCAGCCAGTGCCAACCCCAATACGAATGCTATCAACGCTATTCGTAATATGGGTATGGTCCCTGAAGGCTACTACATTAACCGTCGCTTCACTGATACTGATGCGTGGTTTGTTAAGACTGATGTGCCGAATGGAACGAAGATGTTCGTCCGTTCTCCGCTTCAGACTAAAATGGAGCCTGATTTTGATACCGGCAATCTGCGATTCAAAGCCCGTGAGCGTTACAGCTTCGGTGTCTCTGATTGGCGTAGCTGGTACGGTTCTGCTGGCTAATAAGATAGTTGAGAGGGGTAGTGTAAAGCTACCTCTCTCATACTTATAAGGGAGTTATTATGACAACAAATATTAAAGTAGCACAGAATGTAAGTACAGACGGTGCTCTTATCACAGGGTTTCGCTATGTAGATAGCGGCCTAACACTTGGAGATGAAGGCACAGGAAGCAATCCTACGCCCTCACATACCCGTGTTATGGCTATGCACGTATACTCCACAATTGTTGGAGATATTATTATTAAAGGTACTAAACAGATTACGAATAAGACAGCGGTAGGTACAGCTATTAGATACCGTGTTGCTGCACTTGATTCACAAGATACTTACATAGGAGATATGGGTGTAGGCGTATTTGGAATTGTAAGCGTTGCAACTTCAGGTGCCGCTGCTATGGCCCCAACTATTACATTATATGTAGGCTAACAATGTCTACATACTCTGATTTAAAAGCAGCCTTAATTTCTACTACTGAGAACGATGGTTCTGAGTTTACTGCTGAGATACCTAATTTTATCAGTAGGGCAGAGCTTCGTCTGACTAAAGATATTGATGATGCAGGTTTAGATGAGTATACTACTTTTTCATTTACAGCCAGCAACGCAGTTGTATCTCTTGGAGATAGAGTACGAATAGTTCGTAATGTAAATTTCACAACAAGTGCTGGAAGTAAAGTTAATTTACTTCAGAGGACAATCGAATACTGCAATGACTACTGGCCTGTAAGTGCTTCTACAGGTGAGCCAAGGTATTATGCACGTAAGAATAACAGTTCTATATTTATAGTACCAACTCCTGCAAATGCTTTAACAGGAGAAATACAAACAGCTTCCCAACCACTGGCTTTGGCTTCT